TAGTTTCTCAGCGTCGTCCCCCGAAGCGTTTATTCAGCAAGTACAAGACTGTTGTTGAGTTGGAGTCTCGGATAGACAAGTATTTCAAGGGGAGTGGGATAAAGACGGCGAGTGGCTTGGCGAGGTTTTTAGGTTTTAGTAACATAGGGGCATATTTAGGGTTAGTTAAGCGTGGTGTTGAGTACGCGGATTTGATAGATGCGAGTCGTTTACGGATAATGGAGTATTACGAGGAGTTGGGTCAGGTAAGCAAGAGCGGGAATTTTGCGGACAGGATGTTGACACGGTTACATTGGTTTGCGACGGAGAAGGTTTCTAATGACGGGGTTGACGAGGTTGCGAAGTACAGTGCGAAGGAGTGGGAGGACATTCAGAAGCGTCGTCGTCGGATAGTTAAGCGGGCTAAGTTAGTTAAGGTGGAGAATGTAATAGCATCATGAGGTTTACAGCCACTATACCTTCGTCACGGATGTGGATAAACGATAATTTAAAGATTATCAACAAGGCTGGTTCTTTGGTTCCTTTGGAGGCTAACATAGGTCAGTTACAGTTAGATTCTGTAATTGAGCGTCAGCGTAAGAGCGGCAACCCTGTCCGGATAGTCTTATTGAAGCCACGTCAGGTAGGTTGGAGCACCTGGAGTGAGGCTCGTGGCTTTGAGTACATATACAACACGGCTTTACGGACGGCTTTAGCTGTAAGTGCTGACACGGACTCGACGGACTTCATATTCAACATGACGCGTATATTCCACGAGCAGTTACCGGTTAGTCGCAAGACGAAGTCGAGTAACCGCAAGGAGATCATTTATTCACCGCCTCATTGGAGTCGGTTTTTGACACAGACGGCTGGCAAGGACGTTTTGGGTAGAGGTGGCACTACCCACTTTCTCCACGCGTCTGAGTGTGCGTTTTGGCCGCGTGCGGTGAGTGGTTTGGGTGCGTTATTCCAGATGGTTCCTAATGTTGCTGAGACTACGGTGATTTTGGAGAGTACGGCGAATGGCGTTGGCGGTGCTTTTTATGATTTATTCTGGCAGTCGGTTGACAGGTGGAAGGTTGAGAAGAATTTTGCTGGTTACATACCTGTTTTTTTCCCTTGGTTTGAGTTTCCTGAATACATTGAGTCTCCACCTCCTGAGTTTTACAAGGACGAGAAGGAGCGAGAGTTAGCCAAGCGGTTCAAGTTGAATAACGGGCAGTTATATTGGCGTCGGATAAAGATACGGGAGCTTGGCGGCGATGAAAGTTTCTTCAAGCAGGAATATCCATCAACGGCGTTGGAGGCGTTTCAAGTCGCGGGCAATCCTGTATTTAGTTCTGACGATATTTCTTATCAGCGTAATTTATGCACTAAGGAGCCGCGTTATTGCGTTCTTGAAGGTCGGGATAATTTTGATGTTATTGATGTTGACAGACATTTTAACTGCTGGCAGATAGCGAGACTTCCCCAGCCTGGCCATGCCTATACTATGGGAATAGACACGATGGAGGCCAGATTGAGCGATCCGGCCAACATTAAGAGTTCTCTTGACAGGCATGGGGTGGCTATATTTGATCGTGTTGAGGGCCGCATTGACGCCATTTACCACGGTCAGGGCAACCAGAGTGATTTAGGTTATCAATGTTTGAAGATGGCGGAGTTTTACAATAAGGCTTTGGTTGCCCCTGAGATACCTACGGGCATGGAGGTATTGAAGATATTTCGAGATGCTGGTTATCCTGAGCTTTACGCTCGTCAGGTCCACGATGAGCAGGATACTGTTGCAGACAGCAGTAATTTGGGCTGGCGTACTACTATGATTACCCGTCGATGGCTTGTTGAGAGCCTGAAAACGGCGATGAAGGAGCGTAGTATTCATCTTACCTTCAGCGATATAGTTGACGAGAGCGAGACATTTGCATACGACAAAACGGGCAAGCCCATTCACCGGCCCGGCAAGCACGACGATCTTCTTTTTGCGGCCATGATAGCTCTTCAGGTTCACATTCGCAGCGATGCCCCGCGGGGCGTTTATCCTTACGAGCATACTGGCTCGGAGGCTGCGTCACAAGACGGTGTTCTTAGCGATTTAGCTGTTGTTGGCGCTATAGATTACGGGATTGAGGAGGAAGATGACTAGTTTTCTACCGTTGATAACTTTGGTGGTTGGGATTTTCCTAGGGGCTGGTCTTACCTGGTACGGACTGAGACTCGGTATGCGTATTTCATTTAGGACACTTGACAACGAAACGGTTTTTGATGGTATTTTCAGCAAACCTGACCAGACTGACCAGGATTACACAGAATAGGGGGCATTTATGTCTTTCGACGTAACTTCACACCGCACATTGAGCGGTAAATATGTTTACACTTTCGATCAGACGGCGGTAAATGGGACTGAACCTATTTTCCTGAAGGCTGGCGACGACTCTGTCGCGGCATTTTTCGTTGAGTCTGTTCAGTTGGTTTGCGGTAGTGGGACTTCGGGAGTGATTTACGATGGTTCCGCCGGTACTGCTCTTACCCCACATCTTGTATGTGCTTCACAGACGGTATCCACTGTTTTTTGGAACTTCACAGACGATCCTATCTCCACGCTCAAGGACAGTACGGGCAGTATGTGTGTAAGCGGCGCTGCCACCGGACAGATCGCTGGTATGATTAAAGGTTATTGGGGTGTATAGTGGCTAAGGACACGAAACTCATAGAAAGACTGGACAAGATGGAAGCGGCGGGCATGGCCCGCACGAAGGAGTGGGTATCCATCTTCCAGAACTCCATGCGCTATACTTTCGGGGACCAGTTACAGGACAAGAAGCATCACAAGGACTGGGAATGGATTATCATAAACTACATCTGGCCCGCGATGATGCAGGAAATATCGAAGTTGGCCAAGATAGATGCTGAGATAACCTGTAATCCACAGGAGAGTAGTGACGTTGACGCTGCCGACACATGGCAGGGGCTATTGCAGTTCCAGTGGGAAAACTCTCTCGCTCCTCACGGTATGCGGCTCGAACAGATACGCGCTCTTCTGGACGGCAATCTTTTCGGCTATTGGATCAGCAAGATACACTGGGACTCGAAACCGAGGAGGAGTTGGGATTCGAAGAAGAAGGAATGGATAGGGGATGTCAGGCATACTCTTTGGCATCCGGCGGAGTTCTGGGCATCTGAGGCCGAGTGCATAGACGAGGGGCCGTGTGGCACGGTCAGGTATTCAACTCTCGACTATGCCCTTCACCGCTGGCCGGACTTTGCCAGACAGTTGAAGGACGAAGCTACGAAGTACCGTGACGAGAACGCTGGTAGTGGTCTCAATAGCATACGCGGTGCGATTAACGCCGGGACGATAACGTCTACCGGCACGAATACGGGCGGAATGGACAAGGGAATGGGCGTCCAGCAGATTTCACCTTTACTCGATAAGATACTCAACAGCGCCAGAATGAGCGTAGACGCCAACGATGAGACGGAGTTCGTTAAGGTATCTGAAACATATTTCTTCGACGATGAGACAACTAACGAGAAAGAGGAGCAAAACATCCCCGCGGAACGGCTGGAGCAAGAGGGTCGGATTTTGAGGGATATGAACGGCAACTTCATAGACACCGATTCATACGCGCCAATGAACGCTGCAAGCTGGCCTACGGAGACGGTAAGGCAGTGGAAAGAGCCGAAGTATCCCAAAGGCAGATATGTTATTCGCGCCTGTGAGACGATTCTTAACGAGGACAATCAGGTATGGCAGTTCTCCCGCTGGCCGTTCATTGTAGTTCCCCACTACCTTCTTCCTCATATGTGGCAGGGCGTCGACGGCGTTCAGATGTACAAGAGCGCTCAGGACATGATAAATGTTACCGTCTCTCATCTCGTGAACAATCTAAAGCAGTTCGGAGACCCGAAGATAATTCTCGAAGATGGTGCAATTTCCGCACCACCTGGCCGTACTAAGAAGCATTTCCGCATAGCGGCTGGAGCCGGTGCGATTATCAGGGTTGTTAAGGGTGCTATATCTGGTAATAGGATCAAGATAATTGATCCTCCTCAGCCAAGTTCGGGTGCAACGCAGTTATACCATTTATTCTCTCAGGAGTACAAGAACTTACAGGGTCTTCAGTCTACGGCTCGCGGTGAAAAAGAGCCGGGCGAAATGTCAGCTACTCAGTCTCAGCATCTTACGATGTCCAGTTTTGATAGGGTTTACCTACAGAGCATATACCAGAAGAACTGGGTCTGTCAAGTTGCCCAACTCACCGCAGAGATGGACCAGTTGTATTACGACGAAGGCCGGATAGTGCGGATTCTCGGCGAGGATCGCAAGCAGGGCATTATAGAGATAACTCAAAAGCTGAAGGACTTTAAGTTCGACGTTTCGGTGGAGGCTGGCACTGCCCTTCCGTTCGACGACGAAAAGCGGATGATGCAGTATGCCAAGGCTTACGAGCTTATGGCGAATCCTGTTGCTAATCCGATGCTCCCTGAAATGCTCAGGATTCTCAATATACCCAACTACCGCAAGTTGCTTGGCAAGTATGCTGCATGGCAGCAGTATATGGAGTTCCTGCAACTATACGAGTCTGTGACTAAGGGCGAAGTGACACCTGAGCAGGCGGTTCAGATGCTTGTTGAGCGTGCGAAGCAGGAGTTCGGTCAGGCCGAACAGACGATGGGCGGCGTGGCCGCTAAGAACATAGAGAAGGAGAAGCTGGACAAGGAGCGGGAAAAGATATTGGATGAAGGCCGCCAGATAGGGCGGATATTCGAGCAGGACCGTCAGAAAGTAAGAGATCAGGTTCGTAAAGAGGAAGAGTC